TGGATCATCAACAAACCATTCCTTCATGGTAGCACAGGAAGTTGTTCCCATGCCTATAACTAGCGCAAAAAGAGATACAGTTAAAAAGTTTCGCATAAATTATCCTTGTAGCTTGGAAAGGTAATCATCATCGGAAACGTCATCCGATCCCTTAGATGCCTTACCCTTCGGAATAGGACCACCCATAAGAGCGGCTGCGGCTTGCTTCACTTCCTCATAATCCTCCAGCTTAACAAGCTCATGGATATCATGGAGACTTCCCATGACCGAAGCGATCTCAGCCTTGCTGCCAAGCGTAGAAGCCTTAGGACGAGGAGCCGATTGATCGTACTTCGGCCATTGTCCATCCATTTCCTTCACGATCTTGAAATCGTGACCCTTTTCAGGATCGGTGATATCACCGAAGTCTTCATCCAACATAGCAGCAATAATCTTCTTGAACAAAATAACACCGACAGAAAGGATCTTAATATCGTTGCTATCACGATCAAGAACATTCATGTAGTAACGAGCGCGAGGCTTGATGATGCGAGCAAGATCTTCATCTTCCTTGCGACCAGTCTTCCACAGCGCGTAATAAAGATCACACAGAGGGCACTGCTCACTGTGAACCTTTCGGCAGTGTACGTTCTTCACCGTGTCATCAGGTCCAGGAATTCGGTGAATCTTAGTTTCAGCATAGAATTGCTTCTGTTCATCCTTCCAAGGGAGGATACGGACCATATTTCCTCCATCCTTGATTTGGTAGAACTTCTGAAGGAAGTCCCCATTAGCAGAGCTTGTAGCTCCACCAGGATTATTAAGTTGTTCGTGCTTCTTACGAAGTGCATTAAGGTCGATAGGCATAATAGTTCTCCTGTTTAAGTAGTGTTATAATAGTTGATTACTTGTAAAGTTTAGTCTCTTCCCGCTTATTTGCGGAGACTTGTTGCAACATATCTTTCTTCTGCTCAAGAGCGCGAACGAGTCCCTTGAGTAGTTCATATTTGAATGATGCTTCGTTCAGCTTACGAGTAGCAGCAATATACTGCTCATCTGCAAAGACCTGATCATCAAGATCCTTAGCAGTCAGCTTATTGCCAACCTTAGAATTATTCCTGTAAGAGGAACGAATAGTGGATGCAACTCTCACGTTATCAGCTTCGATATCATTAACTGTCTTTTTGGCAAGACTCATCAAAGCATGATAGTAAGAATAAATAGTAGGTTGGCGTTGCATCTCCAGTTCGATATTAGAATCATCGAACATTACCAAAGCGTCACTAATAGTCTTATAGTTTTCCCAAGTAAAGTCCTCTAGGGACTCAATAAATTGTTTCATAAATTAGTTACAATTACAGGGTTTTTGTGTAGCGGGTTGTATTAAATTAGTGGTATTAGCTACCGTAGTATTATAGGAGATGCTTGGAGTTCCTCTAACAAAATTCGTAATATATGAAGAATTACTTAATAAAGATGAGCTAGTTGCAGGTCTTGGAGGTGTTAAATTTACCTCAGGAAACATTAGTCCATATTGATTTTCAGTAATTAAAGATAATGTACCCTGCATATCTTCTGCAATATATTCTCCAACTTCACCTGTAACACTAGTTAGCGCAGGATTTGTAGTCCCTTCTTTTACTAGCCCAAACTTATTATTTATTTTATAGAATTTTCGATTATTATAAACTTTAAATGGATTAGTTAATGGTATAAATCTCCACCGTCCATTTGTATAAATGGAAGCAGATGTTAATCTTCTATCCCGTCTTTGTAGTATATCTAATTCTCTCATACCTTATTTAGGGTATGAGAAGATAAACTCGAATAAATCCATGTTAAAGAACCAATACTGTTGCATCATATTGGCAGTTACTGTGGTAATATATTCATTATTAATGATGGGCATATTATCGTCATTATTTAACCCAAAGTAATCATAGCCAATGTGAATAATTTCATGAAGTAAGGTCTTCCTATATTCTAAATGATCTTGGCCTGGATCTACATAAATAATCCGTTCTTCAAAATCTACTTTACCCATAAGACTTTCATCTTTAAGGCTTTTCTGAACTATTTTATATATCCTTACACCATCATGAAATTGATTAATGTGCTCATACTTATTCATCGTCTTCCTCCGCATCGAAGATCTCGTCACCCTCCTCCATTCTCAGAATCTCGTAAGATACCTTGACGGGAACAGAGAAACGAGGTCTACCATTTCGAGACTTGATAACGTAAGCTCGCATACGCCCTTCGTCAAATTCTTCCTCAGTCTGATTCAAAGACATGGCAAAATCACAGGTACGAATCTTACCATAAGAATCACCTAGCTCTGCATCAGTAATAATCTTCACCATGCGACCTTGACGATTGGTTTGTGTAGCAGTCCAGATTAGGATATTATGCTCCATAGCGACTCCACGAAGCTCTTCCGCAATCTTCTGCTGCGCTTGGTACTCTTGCTGAATCTCCCGCGTAGGACGGAGTAGCTCTAGGTAATCTACAATCAGAAGATCAGGCTCGAACTCATTGTAGTTCTTAAGCTGGACCAATAGGTTACGAATGGTATTAATTGACGCTTGGCCTGTAGGAAACTCCTTGATAACCAATTCACTTCCAGGGAAATGCTTCTTGAACATATCAAGACGCTCCTTGACAGTAAGTTGATTAGCAGGATCCTTCAGCTTCATCTGAGGAACTAAAGTCATCACCGAATCAAAACGCTGTGCGATCTTATCTTCACTCATTTCGAGCGAGATGTACAAGACCTTTCTACCTTCCATCATTGAGTGAACACCTTGATTCACTAGGTAAAGTGATTTACCAACTCCAGGGGGAGCAACAACCATAGCCAATTCTTTCGCCCCTAAACCTCCCTCTAGAGACTTATTAATGGCTGGAAGAAGGGTCTTGTACTTCTGATCCTGCTTCTTGTTAAAGACTCGATCCCAACGATCAGAGATTTCACTGAAATACTTCTGACCTGTATCAACGTCACGATTGATGAGCAAAGCCTTCTTAACGATGGCTTCAACTTCATCCATACGGTTCTCTTTAATCAGCGAAATGCTTTCTGCTATGGCAGATTTCATCGCTTCCTTCTTAGCGAAGTTCTCGATCAGGTCAAGCATATACTCTGTGTTGTTAACACTAGAGGCATCAAGATTATTGATGTTGAGAAGCTCGTCCTCGTAATCGGAAACGCTCTCCCTGCTTGTCAGCGTAGGTTTGATATCCTGAATGATGAAATCATCAGTAGGAAGTTTGCCATACTTGTCGTAGTACGCCTTGATCTTCTCGAAGATCTTCGAGTGAGAAGGGTAATCGAAGTATTCAGGCTTAACTAGATTTACAATTTGAAGATAAAAATCACGATCAGACTTCAACAGGTAGATAATACCTCGTTGAATGTTTTCAGAAAAATCGTATGCCATGCTATTGTTGTTTTAGGGGTTTTGTGATATCTAACTTATTACCATGCTGGTCTTTGTAGCCCAACTTGTTTGCTCTATCATAGGCATCTTCTGTTAGTTTCTTAGCAATTTGTATTTTCTTTTCTACTTGCGAAGAACTTACACGTTTTAGATTATTAGCCTTGGCTATGTTATCCCACTTTAATTCTACTGGTTTATATCTATAGGATTCATCATTCATAGATGCTTTTGTGGCATCTATACTTTTTCTGAGGAATCTGTTAGCTGAATCTTTATCGAAGCCTTTTTCTGCGTGCTTCTGATATCGCCTTCTTACTGTATGGAAATCACTTGCGCCTTTTCCACCGTTTCCTTGCCCATCATCTTTAAATGATACACCTACATTAGCGTTTTCATAATAACGACCTGAGAGCTTCTTGCATTTTGGACATTTAGTTCTAGTTGGAGCTTTGCCCATCTGGCAATCTCTTTCCCAGAATATATCACACTCTCTGCAAATCCACTCATATAAGGTCATATTAGGCTCCGCATTCTCCACCAGTTAGAGAGCAAGAATCACCATTCTGCATACCAACTAACTGATTTTCATTCTTACGCATATACTTATTGATATTCTCTTCAGTTAGAGGGATGGCTTGTAGAGGCTCATTACCCTTAGAACCTGCACGATACACAGTAAGACCCTTTAGATAGGGAGCATAGTCTAGTGCAGCCTGAGAGAATTGTTGAGGTGTTGCAGTCGAAGGCAGGTTAATAGTCTTCGAGATGCAAGAATCAATAAACTTCTGAACAGTAGCTTGAACCTTGATGTGATCTTCAGGAGTTACATCGTATGCTCCAACGAATGAATCAAGAGGCTTGCCCTTATCGAAGTATTCTTGGAATAGAGGATCAACGACTAATTGCTCCTTCCAAACATTATTCTTGCGATAGCGTCGATTGTACATCGCAGAAAAGATAGGTTCGATGCCACTCGAAACTCCGTGGAGCATCGAGATCGTACCACAGGGAGGGATTGTAAGCATTACTGCATTACGAATACCATAACGCTTGATAAGCATTCGGATTCTAGCAGGTAGAGTCTTGGCAAATTCTTCATTGAGATATTTGCGAGAATCAAACTCAGGGAAGGGTTGCTTGTCG